ACCCTGTATGGGTTGGTGATACAACAAGCACAGATACAACTACACCAACTGGCACTACTCGCAGTATTGGTGGAACTGACACAACTGTTGCAAATACAGATATGCAGTATTACCAAGACGATGCAGGCAACATCTACACAATGAACGATGATGGTAGCTATGTTTTGTTTGCTGATGCAAATCAATATGAAAATGACGCTAATAACGCTTTTGCTGACAACAATACTTACATAGACCCTGATACCAATCAAGTTTGGACTTTGGCTGATAATGGTGAATGGTCAACAGTTGGTGAGTCCCTACCTGATGATGGTAATGATATAAGTTCAGTAATTGGGCCTAATTATTTAGCGGATAACAATGAATTTCCTGATGATACAGATTACTTATTAGCAGATAACTCAGACTACACAGATTACGGTAGTTATGACGTAAAACGCGGAGGTTTAATAACTATGATGAAAAACGGTGGGCTTCCACATTTTGAAGAAGGCGGCGTAACACAATATTACGACGATGGTTCCTACACTATTACATACGATGACGGCTCAACAGTAACTTATGATTCTGATGGCGACCAATATAGCACTTCTGTGCCAGATGAAGACCCAGTAACGGGAGTATTAACGCCTAAAAAAGTAACAATAGCGCCGGGATATAGCACAGGTAAATACGACCCTAAAAATAAAATTTATTCAAGCAGTAAATTAGGTTCAGAGTGGCCTGCTGGTTTCATGGCTAATGGTGATGGCACTGCCACTATGGTTAACGATGACGGCTCTACGATGACCGTTGACGCTGACATGAACCCTGTATATACAACTAACGCAACTGACACAGTTGGTACAAATAGTTCTTTTACTGATGAACTTGGAAACATACTTAATAAAGGTGTAGGTCTTGGTAAAAGTGCTTTGGATAGCATCACTGGTGCATTGGGTACAACCGCAGGCGCGGCTGGTGCTGGTGCTTTAATTGCTTCTTTATTAGGTCAAGATTTTAGCGGTGGCACTGGTTCACAAAACCAAGGCGTTGATATGTCTAAGGTTGGTGTTATCAACCCACGAACAACGGACTTTGGGATTGGCCCAACTAAATTTGTTGGCTATGAAGACTATGGTACAGGTGGTGGTGACTACACGCCTAACGCAGAATTGTTAACAAACTTAAATGCGCCGGGCTACAATCCCGTCAACGAAGGTGACTACGGCTACGAAGAAGTTCCTGAAGAAAGAACTCCGCAAATGGCTTCAGGTGGATTGTCTTCCATGTCAAGTCCAGTGGCCTCTTACTATACCTTTGGTCAGCCAGCAGACATCTTGGCAAACTTAGGAATGCGTCCACAACCCCCAATGAATCCGCCTGAAATGATGACTCAAGTTGCTCAAAAACAAGACCCACAGCAGGCTCAACAACAAGGATTGCCACAACAAGCGCCTCCACAAATGGGGCAACAAGCGCCACAGGGAATGCCACAGCAAGGCATGATGCCACAACAGCAAGGTATGCCGCCCCCAATGCGTAAGGGTGGATTACCTCACGTCTCTAATGTTCCAATGGTAGAAGGTCGTATGGATTTTCGTAACGGCTCTGCTGTGCATGGAGATGGCGATGGACAGTCGGACGACATTCCTGCTATGTTAGCGGATGGTGAATATGTAATTGATGCTGAGACTGTGGCTCAAATTGGCAACGGTTCAACTAAGGCTGGCGCACAGGCTTTGGATGGTTTTCGCGAGAGCATTCGCGCCCACAAGCGCTCTGCCCCCGTTAATAAGATTCCACCAAAAACTAAGGCGCTGACCTCATACCTTAAAGGAGCAAAATAATGGCTGGCTTATTTCAGGGTGACCCACTACCCGCGATTACCAAAACGACGGAATCCCAACAGACGGCTCCAGAATTTTATACAAATTATTTACAAGACATAGCAAACCTTGGTCAGAACGCTGTCCAACAAGGCGGCGTAGCTGGCTTTAGCCCATTGCAACAGCAAGCCTTCCAAATGGCTCCAGACGTTGCTTTTGCTGGCGCTGGGTCTATGGGTGCATCTTCTCAATTACTCGGTCAGGCGGGTGCTACAACCGTCCCTGATGTCATTGCTGACTACATGAATCCTTACACCTCAAGCGTGGTGGATGAGATGGGTCGTTTGACTAATCGAAATGTACAGGAAAACATTCTTCCTAATCTTGGTGCGGCGGCTATTGGCTCTGGTCAATTTGGCTCACGTCGTCAACAACAAGTTACTGGTAACGCTTTGCGTGACATCCAAGCTGACTTATCTGGTAAGCAAATGCAAGCGCTTCAGCAAGGTTATACACAGGCTGGAACGCAGGCTCAGACTGATTTATCTCGCGCATTATCTGCTGGTCAAGCCTTTGAGAATCTAGGTCAAGCACAGCAAGGGATGGGGCTGGCAGGTTTAAAGACTATGTCAGACTATGGCGCACAACAACAGGCTCAAGGCCAACGACTACTTGATTACCCAATGGCTCAGACTCAACAGTTTGCCAAGCTAATGCAGGGTTATCAAATGCCTATGGGTACGACTGCGCAAACAACTGGCTCAGAAGGTTACTCTAACAGTCCGTTGTCTCAGATTGCTGGCTTGGGTTCTTTAGTAGCCTCATTATTCCCATCTGGTAATCCAAATGCAGATGCGCAAGCTAAATTAATTCAGGCGCAATCTGACGCCGCCGCCGCTGACGCGGCATACAAAAAGAGTTTGACAAAAGCTAATGGCGGTTCTATTAAAAAGACTGGTTTTCGTATGGCTGATGGCGGAATGGCTCCAACAGGTGCAGAATTCCATGATGGTAACGGAAACTTTTACGATGCCGATGGCTACTTAGTGAGGTAATAAATGGCAACTCCAATACAAGGTGGTTTAAGTCAAGCCTCCGCAAAACCTCCAGCACCAACAGGGGCTAAATTTGATACTGATGCAATACAAGCGGATAATTTAGAAAGCCAAGCGAAACCTACTGGCTTAAAAGATAAGATAGTTGATGACCTTGGTGACCAACGTGAGGCCATGAATAACGCGTTGTTGCGTATGCGTGAGAGTTTGGATGCTCGCAAGAATAGGATGTTTGACCCTGTCTTAATGCAAACCGCCGCAGGCTTCTTAAAACCAACTAAGACGGGTTCTTTTGGAGAATCCTTGGGTAGTGCCGCAGAAAATGCTGGAGCCGCCGCAGAACGTCAATTAATAACTGATGCAGAAAATCAAAAACTAGAACTAGAACTTTTAGGAAGAGAGCAAGAGTTTCGCCAACAGTTAGGTGGCGACACATTGATGAGCGCATTGTTGGGTGGTACAAGGACTGGTAACGCACCGCCTCCCGCTGGCGCACCAAGTGGCGCGGCAAAAGTTGCTGGCATAGCGCCTTCAGTTGATTTGACAACTCAATCAGGTCAACAGCAGGTTGTAGCTGATGTTCGCGACGGTCGCATTAAAGTTACTGATGAAATATTGGCTGTTGCAAGTCGTGTTGCTCCCAAAATGCTTCCTTTCCTCCAAGAGATGCGTAAGTCTCAAGGTGAAGAAGAGAGGAATAGGATTGAAAAAGAAAAACTAGAAAAATCTACTCGTAAGGTTGTTCCTCGTGGATTACGCACAGAACGTGAAATGAATCAAGGAGAATACAATCAGTATTTAGCCGCAATTAATCAATATCAGTCAGATGGCGATGAGCAGAAGTTGCTTAATTTCTACGATAAATTTGGTTGGCTTGAGTCTGAACAGGCTCGTGGTCGTAAGATTGCTAAAGAAGGTGAACCTTCCGTTATTAGCCCAGCTAAAACACAGTCTGAAATGGATGCTGAAAAAGAAACAGCGATTAAAACTGCTTCTGGTCGTGCTGAGGCCGCTGAAAAATTGGCAACAAGGCTTGGGGTACAAGCTGAGGCGGCGTTTGAGAATACAAACATTGCTAAAGACATGATTGGTTATGCCAACAATAATCCACTTGTGTTTGATTTGATGAACAGACCCGGCCTTGGTAACGCCATCGCTCGTGCGGTTCAAGAAGGTGTCAATGTTGGTAACTTCAACATTAATTTACCTGTTGGAATTATTAAACAGTACGAACTTAGCGAAAATGATTTGACCGCGTTGCAGATGTTTATGCAGAAGAGCGCACAGCTACAGTCGCGTGGTAGACAGTTGAATAGAACGCCGGGCGAGGGTTCAACCTCAGACTACGAAACAAAACTGCTTGGCGGTATCTATGCGTTACCGTCCGACAGTCAACGCGCTATCATTTTAAAGTCTGATGCACTCATCATGCAGGGTATGTTTGACGAAGAGCGCTTTAAGTTATGGAACAAAAAGAGCAAAGAGTCTGGTTATAACTATAACGATTTTCTTGTTGACAAAGACTATATAGAGCTTAAAGCAGACTATCGTAAAAAACTTGACGCTATACGCGAAGAAAATATGGACTTGCTTTCTCCTAAAAAGAAAGATAAGAAGACTCCTGCAAACCCTTCAAATGCTCCTGCAACTAAGTTACCACCAAATAATTCTTCAGTACCGCCGGGTTATATTCAAGACCCCAAAACAGGCGTAATTCGTAAGAAACGCGAGGGCGAGTGATATGGCAAATGACCATGTAAAGATGTTCATTGAAGAGTATTCACCAATTGCTGTGCAAGTAAGCAAGCAAACTGGTATTGCGCCTTCAGTTCTTTTGGCTCAATGGGGTATGGAGTCTAACTACGGACGTAGTCCTGTTGGTCATTTTAACTTTGGTAACATCAAAGATATGTCTGGCTCAGGCACTGAGGCTACTGACAATAAGACTAAGTCTAAAGATAAGTATGTAAACTTTGAAAGCCCAGAGGCTTTTGGGGATTACTACGCTCATATGATGCGTCGTCTGTATCCGCAAACTTTAAACTCTGGCACAGATGTAACTAAATACGCAGAAGGCTTACGCAATGGAGTAAAAGGCTCCTACGCTGAAGACGAAAACTATGAGAAGGCTATTCGTGGCGCACATAAAATTACGTCTAACTTATACAAAGACCCAGAAATTACAGAGGTAAAAGAACCAAGCGTTTTTGAAACTTATGAGTCTGAGTCATCTAAATTTAAAAAAAATCAAGAACAAATAGACAGTAATAAAGAAGTAAATCCAGAAGACAAACAGGGTGGAGTAAACACCCCTGAAGCTGGGGCAATTATTGGTGCTGGAGTTAATGCACTTTTGCCTGCGTTTACTGACCCAAGAATATCTCCAAAGGTTGACACAGGTAAAGCAGAAGAAGCCAACCTTACCGCCAAAGACAAGATAGAACTAGCGCGTGCCAATTTACAAAAAGCCGCACCACAGGGTATTGAAAATCTAAACGACCTTTATAACCAAAGCCAAGACGAACTGAATCGTATTAAAAACGAGCAAGCATTACTTGAGGCTAGGCTTAAAGGGATACCTAATCCATCGCCCCCAACAGAGGTTTCCCCAGACCAAATACAAGTTGAGTCTAGAAAGATTGCTGGCGCGGGTGCGCCTTACAACACTGTTCAGGCTATGGCTAGTGAGCGCGTGCCTTTTAACTTGGCAAATCAAGCTATTGATATGACTCGTGGTGAAGGACATGGAAGGGGCGCTCACGACATTATTGACTTGTTTAATAAAGGTAAAGCACGAGCCGAGAATTTAGGGTTGCAGGACTTTAATCTCACTGGAGAAAAAGGCCCCGGCGAACTCTATCTACCCCCAGAAATAGCAGACCCAAGAAACGAAGAAATTGCACAGCGTAATGAGGCCAACAGAAATCAACAAGCCATCCTTGCACAGCAACAAGAGCAAGAACGCGCAAGACTTCAAGCTGAATTAGACCGCATTCGTCAAGAACGTGCGACTCAAGGAAGTCAGCACAACATTATTACTTCTCAAGTAAAGGGTGCGGCTCCTCTACAAAAAGCACTTACCAAAGCTGAGACTGACGCAGAAATGGCCAAACGTAAGTTAGAGCGTGCGCAACAACAGCCTAACGCCGCAGGGCGCGTGCTTGAAGGTGCTGGCGTAGCCTCTACTAAGATGGGCGCTTTGCCAAGAGCAACTGTCGGTGCTGGCGCAGGATACCTTGGCGTAATGAGTTATCAAGAAGCCTTAGAGCGTTATAAAGCGGGTGACACAAGTGAAGCCGTTTTAAAGGCTTTAGAAGCTGGCGCGGCTACAGCGGCTATGGTTCCCCCAGCAGGTAAGGCCGCGACTAAAGTACGCGGTGCTGGCGTAGTTGGTGGCCTAGGTTTAGGTGCTTATGAGTTAGGAAAACGCCTGCTGAGACCGCCACAAGAATAAATTTCGAGGAGCAGTTGCCACTCTCCTTTTTGCCCCCCTTAATCGGGGGGGCTTTTTTTAGGCAGTCCCAGCAGTAAAATGAAGCAAGACGTGGTTATTAAAATTTGCCTTATCTGCTTGTTGGACACCCTCATCAAACCCTTGTTGATAAGCATCAAGACAGACTTTAGCCATCAATGTTTTAGGGTCTACGCGCCCTTCTTCGTAATCTTTAGCAAGTAATTTAATGAGTTGAATGTCCATGTTCTACTCCTATTCGGGACGTTGATTATCTAAAGCCTCGCCAACTGCGCGATTCATGTCTTTGACAATCTCTACGCAACGAGCGTGTTCTTTTCGAGCATACTCTACAGCCACATACAACTCTATATTATGGGCAAATTGCAAAATATCAATCTCATCTGCAAGCAAAGCGTCTTTGCGTGGCCTATCGCTTTGGAAAAAGATTTGTTTTACTGTTTCTTCGCTTAACATTTTTACTCCTTATTTATGTGAATTTTTAAGTTGCCAGAATTGTAGTAGGTGTAGGAACATCTCCCAACCACGGTCAAGGTCTTCTGCACTCCACTCACGCACAACGACAAGGTCAGGTACGTTACGAGAGACAAAGATATTGGCACAACGTGCTTTGGGAATGCCTAAACCAACTCGATAAGCTGAGAGTTGCATTAGATGCTCGTCGTATCCATCAACCTTTGCGGGGTCAGTAAACTCTTTGGTTTTGATGTCAACAACGATGCCTTCTCCGATGCCTTCTCCGTCCCTAAAAAATAAATCGCACTTACCGCCAAAACCGAGGTCATGTGCGAAAGAACGCTCAGAGACCCATTGTTGTCGACCGAAGTGTTTGGTGATTGCTTGGTCGCAAGCGTTAACACTTTCTTGGTGTTTGCCTGTCGATTTGTTTTCATAGAAGCCTTGAATAGATGCATGGATGTCAGTTCCCGCGTCCGCCGCAGAACGACCCTGTTCTTTTGAGTCGTTGATTATTCGGTCGATGTACTCTTTTTCAGGTTCGTCTGGGCGTCGGGGAAGGGTTAACGCGGCAAGTAATACCTGTTGCTGAAGCCAATTGGTCAGCGCAGGCTTTGCCGCAACTCCTAGCACTGTCGTTACTGACGGTACTAGGTTCATTGTGCGTGCGTCTCTAAGGGTCGTGTTACGAGGTGAACCGTCCTTCTTAGATGGCACAGTGTATTGTGGCACGCCGTCACGGGTGTACCAATGATTCGATTCGCTTGCGCGTACCGCTGGGGTTGTTATGGTCATATTACTCCTATTTGAATTTGTTAAGTTGTTGTTGATTCAAAGCGTATCCTATGCCGTGGCCTAAATTTATTTTGTTAGTTTCTGTAAATAGTTTTTCTTTAGATGCCCAACCAATAATTTCTCCGCCAAAGTCATCAACAATTACTAAAACGTATCTATCGCATTGAGACTCTATTTTTTTTAAAGTAGCAAGCAATCGACCGTCTTTGTGCCTTGTTGTTTTGACATCAATGGTTTTGCCGTTATGTCCTACGAGGTCAGCCCCACCTTTTCTAATCCCAACCGTTAAGTCTGGACAAAGGTTCAAAAACTTCGCCGCGCAAAACTCTCCAACCATTCCATCAATGTCAATTGCCCAAGTGTCTTGATTGCCCATTTGTTGGTCTTTGACTTTGTGCATTGCTGTTGAGCGACGCATTACGCCAAGGTTCCGACAAATGAGCAATTCTGCTTCGCTTAGGTCAATTCGATTAGGCATCAGAAAGGAATATCGTCGTCCATATCATTAATGCCACCTGTAGACGCTTTAACGGGCATTGAAGCGCTTGAGTTACCTCGTGCCTGCCACTCTGGCGACTTTTGGATTTTCTCTCGTAAGCCGTTGCTAAAGCTGTCAAACAGTACCATGTCAGGCTCATCAATTGAAAACATCTTCAATTCGTTGTGACCGTCTGGCATACCTGCTTTTTTAATGGCTGGGGGTACAGACATAATTGCGGCAATGTTGGTGTATTCCTTGCCGTTGTTACCCATTGCCTTGATGACAGAAATCATTCCCCACGCACCCAACACGTTCTTGAGTTCAAAGCCGCGCAATTCCTCAGCAGTAAACTCACGTCCACGCCATGTTTGCAAGTCTTTGCGTAGTGTTGCCATCTCTGCTAACGAGAGCGTAAAGTTCTTGCTGATAGACATAGGTTCGCCTTTGGCTGTAACTATTGGGTTACCGCCATCGTCTTCGCCATGCACCTCAAATTGCAACATTACTTTAGGCAAGTGTTTTATTGTACCAAGGTAAGATGATTCTTGAGTTCCCAAATCAATAACTCGATAACACCGTGCAAGATGCATCCCCTGTGGTACTGGTGTAAATTCTCCACCGCCGCCACCGCTTTCTTTCGCTATTAAAGCCATCATTCGCTCCTATTTAAGGTTAAAGTTTCTAAAGTTACTATAGGTCTCTTGGACAATCCGCACTCGTAGCGGATGATGTTCCAGTCCTCCTGCGTTGCAACACCTGTCTCGGCTCTTTCGAGCGCTTCCTCAAGTATTTGTTGCCTCTCCAACATCAATTGATGCATTTCATATTCTCTGTCCATAAGTTCGCTTTCAAGTTAAACAGGTTGTAGTGTATCATGTTTAATCTGGTGTTGCACAATTATTTTTTTTAGTGTAATATCCAATTAACCAAGAAAGGGAAATGATGACACTACAAGAGTTTTTTCAGGATAAACCAAGGGGAACAAAGATTGCGATGGCTCGTAAATTGGGCATTAGCAAGACATGGTTTTCATTGGTTGTGACAGGGCGACAACTACCTAGCCCCGAACTAGCACGCGACATTGAGTTGCTTACAGGTAGGAAAGTGAAGAGGGCAGAATTAAGACCCGATATTTTTGGAAAGACAGCGCGATGATATGGTATAAATTTCACATTGGTGACTACCTCACCCACACGGTTCATCTATCAGATGCAGAGGATTTGGCTTATCGTCGTCTGATGGATTTGTACTACATGAGCGAGAAAGAAATCCCACTCGATACCGAATCGGTTGCGAGAAAAATACGCTTAGATTTGGACATAACCGAATCGGTTTTGAATGAGTTTTTCGAAAAGACCGAAACAGGGTATTTTAACAATCGTTGCCATGTCGAAGTTACTAAATATCAACATCAAGTAGAGAATAATCGACAACTCGGAAAGCGAGGCGGCAGGCCATCAAAAACCGAGTCGGTTATCGAATCGAAAGCGAATCATAACCCTAAGAAGATACAGATACAGAATATAAAAACCATATCGTCGCAAGCGACAGCATCACGATTTGAGGAGTTTTGGAACAATTGGCCTACCTCAAAACGAAAAGTCGCTAAAAACGCTTGTAAGGCAAAATGGGAACGTCAAGCACTTGACCCCTTAACCGACAAAATAAACGCCGTGGTGACCCTTTTAAAGGTCTCAGAACAGTGGATTTCTGGCTTTGAACCATCGCCTTTGACGTTTATTAATCAAAAGCGTTGGGAAGACGGCTCAACAACCGATTCGGTTTCGATTGGCAGGAGGGTCATATGACACCAGTCGAGCGTATGTTGGGTATGTTGACTAAGGTCAGGGGTCGTAATGGTTCTTGGACGGCTTGTTGTCCTGCGCATAACGACAAGGGGCCATCACTTGCCATTCGTGAAAATGCAGACGGTCGTATTTTGATTCACTGCTTTGCGGGTTGTGAGACGTTAAGTGTCGTGCAGGCTTTGGGGATGGATTTGTCTGACCTATTCCCGCCTGACGACAAGCGTAGTGAATATCCTGTTGATGGCAAAAAGAGTCTCAAGCCTGCGTTCTACGCAAGTGACTTGCTGAGAATCATTTCTTTTGAATGTTTGGTTGTGTCGATTTGTGCTTACGACATGAGCGTGGGTAAGTTTATAAAAGAAGACGATAGGGCGCGTCTAAAGGTTGCCCATCAACGTATACAGGAGGCAATGAACTATGCAAACCTCTGAAATTCAAAAACGTGCGCAGGAGTTAGATGAGGCTCGTCGTATTCGTATTGTGCGTCCAGATGAGGTGGATTTTGAGAAGTATCTTAAAGCCCATGACGTAGCACAAAAGGTCAAGGGTGCTGGTGAATTCTTAGATGAGATTGAAGCTGAGTTAGCCAGTCCAGTGATAGAGGCATCTCAGACAATGCCTTGGGCAAAGACCCATTCTGGGTTCCAGTTCCGCGCAGGTGAGGTGACGTTGTATGCGGGTGGTAACGGTGGCGGTAAGTCAATGGTTACAGGCCAGATTGCTATGGGTTTGATTAAGCAAAACCAACGCGTAATGATTGCCTCGTTTGAGATGAAGCCTAAGCGTACATTGTTTCGTATGCTTCGCCAATTTGCTGGTGAGAATATTGACTTCCCGCGTTACGCTGATAAGCACAAGTACCTATCTGCATTGATTATGCGTATGCGAAACTTTGCTCACGCGAACTTATGGTTGTATGACCAACAGGGAACTGTGACAGCACAGCAGGTCATTGCTGTTTCACGCTATAGCGCGATGGAGTTGGGTGTACAGCATATCTTCATTGACTCATTGATGAAGTGCGTATCTGGTGAGGATGATTACAACGCACAGAAGGCATTTGTTGATGAGTTAACGTCCTTGGCTCGTGACCACAATGTTCATATCCATTTGATTCATCACATTCGTAAGTTGCAAAGCGAAGAGATTAAGCCAAATAAAAATGACATCAAAGGTTCAGGCTCAATTAGTGACCAAGTAGATAACGTCTTGATGGTATGGCGTAACAAGAAAAAAGAACACGACGCTCAGAACGGTTCAGTTGACCCAATGATTCCAGACGCCTACCTCATGTGCGAGAAGCAACGTAATGGCGAGTCTGAGGATTGGTATTCGCTTTGGTATCTTAAAGACAGTCAGCAGTTTGTTGAGAACAATGATTCAGTGCCAATGTCTTTTGATAATGGGGGTGCATTTTGACTGGCCTCATTTCAGGTAAGCGAGTTTGGAACGAGGGCGAAGGCGACGATGAACACAGGCATCGTTGTCTTGTTCGAGGAATTATTAAGATGCGAATGAAAGACCGTCAAGAAGCGCACGTTTGGCTTTACGGTGGAATGGGTAAAGATGGCAAGTATTTTAAAGGGTGGAATGCATTACATCCTGAGTCCCGCCTTGAGGCGGATATTAGAGAACAATGGGCCAAGGGTAATCGAGGCCAAGATGGAGAATGGAAATGATTGAACTAACACTGCCGTGGCCTCCCACGGTCAACACTTATTGGCGTAACTTTGGTGGTCGAACCATTGTTAGCGCGAAGGGACGCGAGTATCGAAAGGCTGTAGCTGACCAAGTCTTGATTCAACGCGCCGCCAAACACATTGACTACGCGGTGAAGGTAGAGATTCAATGCTTTAGGCCAGACCGTCGTCGCCGCGATTTAGATAATCTTTTAAAGGCATTGCTTGACTCCATGACCTACGCTGGGGTTATGCAGGATGACGCCTTGATTGAAGACTTGCGGGTGTATTGGGCAGACGAGGTAGGGGGTATGGTAAAGATAACCATAGAGGGTATTCTATGAATTGGATTATTTCGTTGGTGGTTGTGTATTTTTTGTTTTCAGGGGAGCCGCCTTTGATTGACTTACTACATGACCGCGTTACGCATTACGTTGTTGAAAAAGAAAAGAGTCGTAAATGAAAACAGAACCAGAATTAATTGACATCTTTGCCATGTTTGCTTTGGATAGGCTAAAGCCAGTCAAGGGAATGTCAAAGATAGATGTTGCCTACGAGGCGTATGAGCAGGCGCAGGCAATGATGGAGGTGCGAGAAGACTTTATTAACAAAAGGAATGAATGATGGACGCTTTTTTAAATATTCTTGGCTTAATTTTTTTGGTGACTGGAATAATAACTTGGTTGTTTGTTTGTTTTATAACGTGGTACTACTGGCTGTGTAAGCCGAATAAGGAGAAATAAATGTTTAATACATTTGGTGAATTTTTTTGGGCATTTATGGCAATGTCTGGTTTCATGTTTTGGATATGTATGGTAGGTTTTATTGCAATGGTAATTAAGCGTAATCGCGCAAAAAGAAAGGCTTACTATGAGTGAAGAAAGAGACCCGCATAAAGCGGTTGACTACATCCTAAAGCACGCCGCATTGTTTGCCAAGGCTAAGGCAGAGCGTGCCTACATTGAGCATTATCGCAAGTCGCTCAAAGGTATATTAATGAAGCGAAGTATGGAGACGGCAATCGGTGCGCAGGAGCGTGAGGCATATGCTCACCCAGAGATGGTGGAGTTGCTAAAGGGATTACAGGCCGCAGTAGAAATAGAAGAAAAACTGAAGTGGGACATAACCGCCGCAGAGTTGCGTGTAGAGATATGGCGCACTGAGCAGGCAAATAACAGAGCAGAAGGAAAGGCAACGCTATGAAAACATTTTTAATTTTAGTCGTAAGCGTATTGGTTGGTTGTTCAAGCCCAAAAGTAGTTGAAGGCCCAATCTACACAACCCAGAACTTAGTGATGGATAGAAACATCCAACCACTGACTCGCGGTGAGCAGATTGATGCCATTAAGGATTGCCAAGAGGTGGGCTTACGACCGCGTTTGGTGTACGGCAAAAGGTTAGTAAACGGTTATACCGCTGAGACCGTCATCGACGTTATCTGCGCCAATAGATATGCGTTTTAATAATTTTCATTGGGGCATCGTCCACGGTCTGGCTTGGGTAGTTTGCTTGGCTGATGGATGGGTGCTTCACAACCATGTATTGTTTGGCACGGCACTTTTTTTTATGTTTTATTCACTTTGGAGAATGATTATGAAGACACCAGAAGATGAGGAGTTCGAGCGTATTGCAAGGGAGCAGGAGGCCAGAGACGCTGAGGACTTGCGTAAGACTCAGCCTGTTGTATTGGGAGCCAGCATTCAATCTTTTAATGCTTGGGAGCATAGTCATCAACCAAACCAATATTCTATTGAGCGACGTGCATACCTTGCAGGGTTTGATGCGGGTCGACGTCAAGAGCGATTAAAAGAAATCAACGACTGAAAAACTATGAGAAAACAAATGTTTTGGTGCATTGCAATGTGGATTACATTTTGTGGTTTCCTTATTTATTTGACAGAACTTAGTCGTAAAGAGGAAGTTTACAAGTTGAACTGTGAATTATTAATGGGCGGCTGGCATCCTGACATTCCAAAAGAATTTGCCAAATTTTGCGAAGAAGCTAAACGAACAATGAGGAGCGATAGATGAAAGTATTTCCAATAGTTATTGATAGAGAAACACAATTAGCAAATGATACAAATTACGCCGTCCAAGAAGACGGTATGGACTTGCGTGATTATTTTGCAATTCACTTTGCACAGTCACAAATTGAGTTAATAAAAGATGACCAGTTTGATGCGTTAGAAACATTTAAAATGTCTTACAAACTAGCAGATATTATGATGAAAGCGAGGGAGAAATGACTGCAAATGAACTGGCTGATTTAATTGAAAATGAAGATACTTTATGGCTTGAACCACATTTAAATACAATAGCCACCATGCTACGGCAAAAAACTACAGTAAAAGAACTGACCGATGAGGAAATACTAGACACTGCTAGGACTATGCCAGTCATAGACGAAGCCACAATGGAAGAGGCTTATGTGTTGTTTGCCAGAGCAATATTAAAAAAAGCCGAAAGTAAATGACTACCAAAGCAGAACGTAAGCACATGAACGCGGTAGCTGAACTAGGTTGTGCTGTATGCCGCAGGATGGGTTACGAGGGAACGCCTGCGGAATTACATCATCCGAGGCGATTAGCGGGGGGCTGGGGACGTTCTGACAACATGAGTGTCATACCACTCTGTCCTGAGCATCATCGTGGCGCTACAGGCTTGCATGGCCTTGGCACTAAAGCGTTCCCTAAACACTACGGGTACGACGAAGCTGACTTACTTAAAGATACGTTGGAATTGTTAGGTGTTGCAAATGAACAACATTAGGGTTTTCCTTAGAAAATAAATATAAAAAGATGTTGACATCGTTTAACGTGGTGTTAAACTAACATCACTGACTAAGCAAATGTTGCAAAGCAGGTAACCAAACGAAAGCGAATTATGAAACTAAACGACATCGAATTAACTCAGGTAGATACACTCGGTAACCTATTGGCTCAAATCGCCGAATTAACTAAGCAAGCCGACGCTATCAAAGACGGCATCAAAGACAGCGCCAGCTTAGGTGGCGACAAGGTTATTGAAGGTAACCTCTTCAAGGCTACATACATCGAGTCTAACCGCTCTGTAGTTGACAACAAAGCCTTATTGGCTGAGTTGGGCGCGACAGCAGAACAGATTGCTCGTCATACAAAGACTACTGCTGTATTCAGCGTCAAGGTTACTTCACGATAAATAAATAGCCCCTACGGGGGCTTACTTTGGGAGAAATAAAATGGGACAAATGAACGAAATTTACTTAGCATACTTGGCTGACTTTGAAGAGAAACATCCAAATGTAGTTAAGCCTACTACTTACTCATGGGCGCAACCAATCAAGTCGTATGAAATGTCAGAAACTGACGTTTTAACTAAGTTGCGTGGTCGGTACTGGGGCGACGATAGTTATCCAAAGGTTTACAAATCAGTTGATGGAAAAATTATCGAAATTGGTCAAAGCCAAAGAGGCGACAAGTTGTACGCGGTATGGAATTCATTGGATGACTTTAATACCTACGAAACAGCTAAATCTTTTAGAACATTTTTTGGACAGTGGTAATCAACCAGCCCCTTCGGGGGCTAACCCAAACGAAAGCGAATCGGTTATGAAAACAATTAATTTATGGATTTACCAAGAGGACACAAACGTGTTCATGGGCGAGAGTTCTGAGTTGTGCATCAACACAAATGTTCCAGAATTAAAAGATACACCAATCGAGTTTTGGGCTAACTCTTACGATGATGTTCTTGCCCAAGTCAAGACATATGCCAAGGCCAAGTTTGGTTCTGGCGTTATCAAATTACATTAATACAAAGGAATAAAATGAAAACTTATGCGTTTGTAGCTTTAAATAAAACAGGTTCATCTGAAATATTTTTAGGTGATTTTGCAAAAATGCCTACTTTAATTCAGGCCAACAAAGAATTAAAGGCACGCAAGATTACATCCAAAGTTATTGCAGTTTTAGAATCTTCTCGCGATGCAGAGTTGCGTTATGAATCTATGGCGTGGTACTTAAAACCTGTGCAGGAGGTTGCGTAATGAGAAATTTAAAAGAAAAGTATCCAGACCTTGCGACTATGGATGGTTATGACGAGGCAATCATTGGTGTCGTAACCAGAATGGGCTTAGAAGTAATTTGCTACGACTTAGATAAGGTCATCAAGATATTAATGAAGCAGGGTATGGACGAGCAGGATGCTTGGGATTGGTATCAGTTCAACATGGCTGGCTCATGGATAGGTGAGCAGACTCCAGTGTTCTTAGAGAGGGTCACAGAATGAGCGACCACGTCATTACTAACAGCCTGAACGGCAAGTTCAAGTGCGAGTTCTGCGGCACAGAAGAAGAGCCGCCCTTCATGCCTGCGCCAATCAACGTAATCATTGACGCTATGGATTACTTCATTGACACGCATAAGAAGTGTAAGAGGCCACAACCAGAGGCCACCATGTCTGAGTACATCAAAGGATTTAACAGCGGCTATCAGTTCGTATTGCACGAGATTGAGACGTATATTAAACAATATCCAGACAATAAGTTTGCTTTGCAGGAGTTGTTAGCCCATCTTAGGATGGAGGACAAGCCTGATGCAACTTAAATCAACGGTAGAGTTGGACAACATAACGATTGAATGCGCTAAGTCGTTTGACTTTGAGTTTGATGGAAACAGTACGTTTGACGTGCCAGTATTAAAAGCGCCGCTTGACTTTCAAATTGGTTTGATTGTTGGCCCATCAGGCTCAGGCAAGTCTACGTTGCTTGCTCAGTTTGGTAATGAACGTCAAATTGATTGGGTTGTCAACAAGTCTATATGCTCTCATTTCAATAGCGCAGAGGAGGCCATGACGCGATTGGGTGCGGTTGGCCTAAACTCTGTGCCTGTATGGGTCAAGCCATATCATGTGCTATCAACTGGTGAGCGTTTTCGTGCAGACCTTGCGCGTCGTTTAGTTGATGGCGCGG